ACCGACTGCATGATCGTCTTGAGGTGCCGCTCGTAGGCCGCACCGGCTGGGGTGGCCGGGTTGAAGACGTTCTCCAGGGCCGTCAAGCGAGAGACAACTTCAGCGTCGGTCGGCGGGGAACTGTCCTCGACGCCGCCGGCAGTCTCGGTCGGGGCAGGGCGGGCCAAGTGAGCCACGCGATCCTCGACATACGGGACCGTGGCAAACTCGCGGCTTTCCACCCAAGGCACAGAGACGAACTCGCCTTCAGACAGAGAGCGGGCGACGGTGGCCTCTACATCGACCATCGTTACGCCGCCGGCCTCGATCACCATGCCAGCCTTCAGTTGCTCAATGATGTTCGCCATCTCGCGGTGAACGTCCTCCAGCGTGGCGGGCTCCGAGGCATCTCGGGTCGCAAAAGGCTGGAGCCAGATGTCCCCGTCCTTGAGGCTGGCACCCAGCGGGGCGGTGTCCTGCTCGTAGACCGTGGGGCCGGGGCCGGCAGGGCCAGACGGGCCGGGAGGACCGGAATTCCCGGTCGCCATGAGCCAGGGGAGTTGCGACCAGCGGAGAGTGCCGTCCCCGATCTTTAGCGTTTCGCCGAGGTTCGTGGACCCAATAACAAAAGCAAACTCGCCAGAAGCAAGAATAGGATCATTCTTCAGCCAGTTGTCTCGGGTGTCCTGCCGAACCCTAATCCGCTGGTAGCCACGCTCATCGGAGGAAGTTCCCCGAAAAGTGCTGGGCAGAAGCGGGTCTTCGACGGCAATGACCGGGATGCGGTAGGGGTCCATAGCGGGTCACCTCTGCCGTATTTATGTCCCGGCCCGCCTTGAATGGGACGCTACACTTTCTTCTTCCACCTCGGGGTGTGTTTTGCCTTCACCTTGGCAATGGCGTCCCGCATCGAAAGGCCAGGGGACTTGGCCATCTCCTGCTTGGCCAGTTCCTTGGCGAGCCGGGGATTGATGTCCCGCCTGACAGGAGCCTCTTCGTGGCCGTCGATGTCCACGATCCCCCGGACGGTCAGGTTCCGCTCCTTGGCCACCCGCTTCAGGTCGCCAACGTCCCCAACCCATGCGGCCGGATCGCAGTGGCCCAGTTTGTTGGCCAGCCCGCTCATGTACTGCTTGCCGGAAATGTTGATCCCAGCCGCCTTGGCCTCGCGGACGATTCGCTTGGCCTGCCGGGGCGGGAGGTCATCGAGCCAGTTCCCATCCAGCCGGCCTTCCTGAAAGGCCCGGTCGGTGCCCTTGGTGCCTGGCGGCTGTTGGAGGGCGCAAAGGAGAGCCCACCGCTCGCCGTGCCCAAGGGCCAGCACCTTCAGGTAGTGCTGCTGCACATCCTTGGGGGCAGTGGCAATGTCTGGCGGCAGATACGTCTTCATGCGGGCTGCATCTCCGGTGGCACTTGAGCCGGCACCGCCCCCGCCTCGCCCGGAGAGGCTTGCGGCCCATCACCGCTGGGAGGCTGTTGCGGATCAGGCGCAACGGGGGGCGGGGGCGGCGGCTCGGGGAGAAGGAAGGGACTGACCTCGATGTCGAGACTTTCGGCCCACGCGGACAACAGGGCATTCATCGGGCCCACCTGTCCCTGCATGGCCAGCGGCTGGAGGATGGGGCCCAGCGTCTGGAGGGCCATCTGCATTTTTTCCACTTGGCCAGCCTTGTTTGGCTTCCGGGCACTGCCGGCTTCGATGCGGTAGTCGTACTCGCGGGCCAGTTGATCCAGGGTGGTCTGCTCCAGCATCTGGCCCCAGACCACTGAGCCCAGCGGACCCAGGATCGGAGCAACGTCCTGCGGCTGGAGAAGCCAGCGAGCGGCCAGTGCTTCACGCCTAGCCAATACGGACATGGCTGATTCCAGTGCATCGGCCATGTCATCCGGTCGCACGGAAATCTGCTCGGACTTGACCTGTGCCTCTGCGGCACTCCTAAACTGGTTTCTGGTGAGCCCGTAGGTGAGTTCTGTCAGTCCGACTCGCTTGTCGAACATCTCGGAGACAGCCTGGATAATAGTGAACAATTCCGGCGTTACCTGTGGCAACTGGAAAACGCTCACCACATCGTCCACGGTCTTGCCAAGCGTCTCGGACAACTCCAGTAGGGAGAACCCGGACTCCTCATGCTTGAGGACTTGATCCTTGATGTCGTCGCCAGCCGCCTTGGAAACGCCAACCAGCGTCTTGCAACTGGTCATAATCCGGGTGGCGAGGAACGATAGGGCCCAATTCAAGAATTTGAGTTCCGGCAGGCCCGGCTTCAGGTGGCTGATCGGCCACGAATACCCAGGCTTGCGGTGGAACTGGAGCGGCGTGAAGGGCCAGCCGTTCAGGTCGGCATAGAAGGGGATCGGCCACCGGGTTCGGGTGAACAGGCTGTTGGGAAGCCCGGTTTCATCCGGCTCCTCCAGGGCCACCGCCTTCGGGACGTTCAACGGGTACTCGACCCCCTCGGCAATGACCAGATAGCAGTTCTGGCCCAGCCCGTCGAACATCTCCGCAAACTCTTTGGGGCTGTCCTTGAGCGAGTGGCCGAATCCCGTCTTGGAATAAATCTTCCAGTAGACGATGAGGTCGTTGGTCTGGCCGTTCTTCTTTTTCGTCTTGTAGTCGCGGTCATCCTCCTTCGACCGGGACACATAACTTTCCAGATGCCCCTTCAGTTCGTCCTTGGACAAGCCGTACTTGGCCGCCACTTCCCCGATGGGATGAACGCAGCGTCTGGCGCACCACAGGATGTCCTCCTGCTCGTCGGCATCCGGGTCCATCAAGAGGTTGTCTACGGAGTCAAAGAAACTCCCGATCATCCCCACCGGGGCCTCGGACTCGCCGCCCATCTCGACCAGTTCGGTCCACCAAGTCCCCATCCCCTTCAGAATGCCCTCGTCCACAACCTTGCGAGAATGCTCGCGTAGATTGCACTCGACCGGGGTGTAGTTGAGGTAGGCTTCCAACAGCCCGCTGACCGTGCGGCGAATCTCCTCGACCATGCCAACCTGTTGGCTCATCTGGATGAACTGCTCGATCCGGGGGTCAGGCATCGGCTGCCCCGTCATCGGGTCCATCTGCGGCGGCTGGCTGGGGTCGATGCCCAGAGCCGTGGGCGGGATCACCGGGAACTTCTTGGGGGTGACCGTCCGCACCGGATTGCGGGAGTAGATCACCGAACCCAGCAACTTTACGGCCTCAAAAGCCCGGTTCAGAGTCATTCTGAACGAGGGGGGGCTGATCTTGGAGTAGGGCGTCCCACCCTTCGGATTCCAGAACCAATCGTTCCCGCCGTCAAAGAACTGCATCGACTCGCGGGCATCTTCCGCGAACGGCCGCTTGTGGGTGCGGGCCATTTCCAGTTTCTTCAGCCAGCCGGTGGCTACAGACCGCAGAGCCTCTTCCATCCGCTTGCTGTCGATGGCGTCGGACGGCGGCTCGTCCAGCACCGAGGGGTCACTGGGAGCGAGGGGGAGTTCTGGCGTCAGGGGCTCGTCCATCCGATTACCTCCCCCGGATGCAGGCATACCACATCCCATTCGGGCCTTGGGCAGTTCCCTGATCCATGATCTGGATTTGGCCGTAGTAGCAGCAATTCCGAACGGCGGCTTCGGGAGTCGATGCCATACCGATCCCCTCCATCATTCCGCCGTGGCCGCCCATGTGCTGAAGTCGCCCCATCCGGGCACAGGCTTCCGCTACACCCTGCGCCGTGTTGGTCACGGCCCGGACGACATTCTGAACCGGCTGGCCGGATTGATACTGCCGCCGGGGACGGGCCTCGGCCACGCTCATGCACAGGCCGAACGCACAAAGGAAGTAGACAGCCCTCATTCCGCCACCTCCTTCTGGCTGCGAGCCTTCTCGATCTTGGCCTTGACCAGAAGACCCTGGAGTTCCTTGAGGGCCTTGGTGTTGGGATGAAGGTCGAAACAGCCCCACTTCTGCCACTGGGGGGCCATCTCCGATTCCTTCCAGAACGGGTCCGAAACGTGGCGAACCGACTTCTTTTCCACGAAGCCAGCCGCCTGGGTGAACACCAGAATCGAGATAGCCTCGCGGCCGGGCCTCTCAATCACCCATCCCATCACGGGATTGGCGGGATTGTTCGGATCGTCATACCAATTCACCAGATCGCCAACCGTCACCTCTGGCATGGTGTAATTCGCCATTTGAGCCTCCTTCAAAGGGTTGGCTATAGGCTACCGATGGCCCACGGCACGGCAATAGGCTCAAGCGTAGTAGACTTCCGATGAGTACGAGGCAGGGGCCAGATACACCACCCCGGCCTTATTTTTTTCCTTGTCCCTCCTGGCCTTCCAATCCATCCACCAGGGCCGCTCGACTGCCGCAACCGGCTTGTGGTAGCGGGGCTCATAGGCCATGAGGTAGCGGAGGCAGTCCACCAGATGGAACTCGCCTCGCTTGTTGGGCTCGTCGGTCACGATGGTCTGGCCGCCCACGTTCACCGACTTCTTCTTGTACCGCTTCAACTCCCGCTCCAGATTGGGGCAGGCTCCCCGGAGAACCCGGAGGAACGCGGTGCCAGATGGGCGAACGTGGAGGGCCGACCGGACGCTGGACAGGCCAGCCTGAACGTCATCGCAGCCGGGGACGAAGGAATGGCCGCTGGTACGGGACGACACATTCAGGGTCGCCAGCCGCTCGGTGTATTGGTCTTGGGCCGACCGGCCTGAACCAATGTCGGTCAGGCGGGCACCGTGGGAGTCGATCAAGAAGGTGTAGAACTCCTGCCCGGAAACCTTCTCCTTGAACCGATCCCCGAAAATCAGGGCATTGCAGTTCCGTATGTAGAGTTCGTCGTAGAGAAGGCAGAATTCCCCGGAGGGAGGGATGGCCGCGAACAGGACCGCCGTGACCGCATGGCCGGGGTCGATGGCCGCAAACCGGCACCAATCGGCCGGCACCCGCTCCTCGGGCAAGTCCTTCCGATTCATTCCATGAATGCCGGGACTGTAGTTGGGGTAGACCAGAAGTGAGTCGAAGGTGAATTCGCCCTCGGCCCGCATTCGGAGATTGTCGTCCCCAAGAGCCGCCCACCGCTCCAGCATCACCTTCTTTTCGGCATCCTCAATAAAGGGGTTATCGAGAAACCTGAAGGTGAATCTCTGGATATGGCTCAAGCCTTGCTCCGCAGCCCTATCGGCCCGTTCCGCT